ACGCTTAGTGAACGACTCAAATTCTTCCAAGAACCATTCATAGTGTCCGTCAGATAAATCTTCGATATGGTCAATTGCTTCGCCTGTGGTTGCTTTAATCTGCGTTATGTCAGGCATAATGCTATATTTGGCAGTATGCTCTACAATAAATTCTGCAACGTTTCTTAGACTACGATCAAAGTTTTCTGGATTCATGATGTTCATGACACGAGTATACAACTCGGAATTCGTGACCATCATTTGAAGGAATAGACGTTGTATATCAGTGTTATATTCTTTTAGCAAGTTTTGTCCTTATCATCTGTAATTTGATCTTACTGTTAGTTGCACTTTTCAGTATACTTAGCAGTGTCGGCAATTTGCCATATTTTACTACTGCATCATTAGCATCTTTTATCTCATCACTCCATTCGGGAATGGCGACATGAAACCCTAGCTCTAATGCTCTATCGCAAATTGCTAGTCCAGTCTTATCTAAGTCTGGAACGACAATCACTTTGCGATTAAGCCTTCGTAATATCTCTGCTTGCTCATCACTAATTGTATCATGGGTTAGCGCACAGGCGTTAAGAGAAAGGGCGTCAAAGATACCCTCAACTACTAAGCAAATTTCCCAATTAGGCTTCTGAAAATCATATCCAAACACATACCCAGTCTGCTGTTCTTTGATGAACTTTGGTGTTCTGTCATCAAGATACCTACTAGTATGCCCTACTATCTTGCCCTCAAACGTATAAGGGATAATGATTCTGTTACTATTTCTGCCTTGCTCATTAGGAGTAACCATAAAAGGATACTCATCATGCTTTATAGCTCGGCTGCTCAAATATTCAATGAAGACTTTATGTTTCTCATTAGTAGCATCAAGTAGTTCAGCATCAGGCAGCGATAGTTCTTTGAACTTTACTTTCTTCTTTTCTTTTCTTACCTTGATAAAATCAAGCAAGTCTTTTTGTTGTAGACTCTCTAGATTCCACTTAGCAATCTGATTCTGTTCAATGCCGCACCATTCAAGTAACTGTCTTGTGTTGCGACTGATACTCTTTCCTAACTGAAACCCAGCTTTGAAATCACAATTGAAACAGTGATAGCTCCAGTTGTCGCCATCAAATCTAATGCCTGCTCTGCTTCTCTTGTCAGCTTTGTGCCCGCGGTGATGACAGCAGACCGCATTGAAGCTAGTCCAGCCACTTTGGGTAAGCTTCTTCTTTCCCGGAATAATTGTCAGGATATCAAACATTAATTGATTATAACACTAAATTCGTTATCGTGCAAGTATATTGGTTACCGCACCTGAATTACTTGTAAATTCTACCTTGACGAATGGATGATATCCATGAATGGTATATCCTCTAGTTTCAGTCACGTTCGCTAAATCATCATCAGCTTGAATCACGTAGAAGTCGCCGTCTACGATACTGGAACCTAATATAGCAACATTTCCGTAATATTCGTCATAGCGTGTTTGAATAGTTAGAACTGGATTAGATTGCGTGTTAATAATACTTGTATCATATACACGATTAGTATTGCCACTGCTGTTACTGATGTTCGGGAAAGGTTGCCCTGTAGGAATAGTTACAATCTGTGAAGGAACAAATGAAGGCAATACAGAATTTACAATATTCATGTCGCCTCTTGCCCCTGCATTCGAATCTACGAATACAGGATAGTCAAACTCGCCTACCGGAATCTCTAGTGAATAATATGCTCTTTGAGCATCGATGCCTTCAATGTCAGCAGCATTAAGTTTAAGTGAGGCAATACCAGTAAGTGCAAAATCTAAATCCAATGCTTTTCGAAGCAGGACTTCGGTTCCGGTGTAGTTAAGGATTCTGCAAGTAATACTTTTACCTGTGATATCTACTGGCTTCTGTTCCTGATTTAGGAACTGAAACTGAATTCGGTTGTCTACACCCTTATTGAGTGTTAATGGTTTTGCATATACAGGCATATACTTCCTCGGTGAGTTTCCAATGAGGAGTACAACAGTTTGCCGTTGTGTATAAACGAATACAGATGTTGCGTACACTTAATTCTCCTCAGTAATAGTATTTATTCCCAAAAATATTAGTTTGGGTAAAATGGTGTAAATATGTATGTGAGTATGAACGAAGAATTTTTCAAGAAATTGAGCGAGAACCATCCATATATTTCTATTTGCTCCTATGCAAGTCAGGACTATGTGGGTATAATCCAAAACAGGGATGATACCGTAACATCAATATATGACTATGGAGCAATCGTACAACCCGATCTCAGAACAAAATTCTTAGAATTAGGTGACATATGGTGGTGGGAATCGAATAGAACGATTCCCATCAACCTTTTCTTGAAAGAAGAATGGATTATCTTCAAACCATACATCAAAACATTCAACAATAAAAGTCTAGATATCGTTCATGGGCCGATTGTTAGTATGAATGAATTCATCAAGAAGCGTTCTAAACGTAGAAGCATCACACTTGTTAAGCGGATGCCTTAGATTTTACAAGTATTCTTCTGGAAATAATGTGATTGAAGAACATTTGATAAATCTTCCATTACTATCACGAACAATAACTTCAATTTCAAATGTCTCATCATCAAGATTTACTTGAGCTGGATGATCTTCTCCGAACTCAGCTTTAAGGTCTGACATAATCTTGTCGCACAACTCCTCAGAAATAGCATGAGTGATATATTTTCCGATAATATTCTTTATTTTTTGTCCAGCAACATGGTCAGTAATACTTTCCATTTTTATATTCGTATCAAATGTTGTCATTGTTAAGCCTTTCTACTCAATTTCTTTAGTTCTTTTTTGCGCTTATCCTTAGCCATCTTAAATGACAAGTTACCTACTCGTTGGTCAAACGTTACGCCGATCAAATGGTCGTATTCGTGCAAGAACACTCTGCATTCAAACCCAGTCAATTCACGCTCAACCAACTCACCTGATACAGTATTGTATTGAACTACTGCGCTTGTAGGGCGTTTTACTTTCATGAACAAATCCGGGAAGCTTAAGCAGCCTTCTAAATCGCTACCGCGTTCTTCTGAGAGCGAGACAATCTTAGGATTGATGCACGCCACAAGCTTAGTAAAGTTACCCATAATGAAGATACGCTTCTTAATGCCTAACTGAGGAGCAGCAAGACCTACTCCGCCGTTGTCGGACATAAACTTTGACATAGCTCTAACAAGTTCTTCGGGGCTGCCGTCAAGTCTAAAGTCCCAATCTTCTGAGACTTCAAGTAACTGTGAATTGTTTTCCTCTAATAATGTTAAGTTCATAATTGCACCCCATACTCTTTCAAAATATCAATATAGTGTTCTTCGCCTTTATGGACATGATCTACAAAATGTTCGGCGGCTTCGTCATTAGCCATGTCACTGATATACTTGTGACAAATGAATTCTACATTTGCTATTTGACACGCTTTAGCAATGGCAAATGCTTCCATATCAACTATGTCAGCATTGATATTATATGTGTCAGTTACAAAGTTGTCACCTGTACTCAGTGACCATCCATCATCACCGATAACAATTGGCTGATGCAATACTTCTGCTTGCGGGCCTACGATGCAGCCGCCCAAAATAACGTCCCGTTGATTAAATGTAGTACACTTGTAGATACCACCATGAGTTGCAGTTATGCCGCCAGCCGTACCAAAGTTGAATACACGAATAGGCTTGTGTCGCTCAATCAGTGTAGCAGCAACAATAGCTGCATTTACTTTGCCAACACCCGTGAAGAATACACCTTCCTTACCAACAAGATTGGGTGATTCTTCGGGCATTGCTAATAAAATAATATCGTTCATGCAAAAATTCCATATACTAATACAGCAAGAATAAAGATGTTACAAGTCAATAGTGCGCGGTCACGCTCTACATAAGAAGCATACGCCCACAATGCAGTTCCCATGAACCCAACAATCATATCTTCTGTGTGGTAACCAAAGGCTCTAAGAATTGTTGCTACAATTACGCCTGTTGTACCTAACCATTTAATCAGATTCATATGATACAAGTGATAAAACTGTTGCACCTGTTTCACGAATCTTGTTGCTCCCGTTGAGATACGTGAGGTCAATAACGCTTGCATAAAAAATATCCTCTGGTCTTACGCCAATTCTGCTTAATAGTTGAATGGTTGCTAGTGCTGTCCCGCCGGTAGCATTAACGTCATCAATTATACCGACCTTAGTACCTTCACCAATGTCAGTATTACCTTTAATTTCTAGTGTGCCGCTATCATATTCATAGTCGTATGACTGACTAATGACCGGGGGCGGCAACTTACCAGGTTTACGAATCATATGAAATGGCAATTCAAGTTCAGCAGCAACAGGTGCGCCCCAAATGAATCCACGAGCATCCGGTGATGCAATACAATCAACTTCGTTGATTGCCATAAACATCCTAAGACGATCTAGTGCCCAACGGAAATCGCCGGGCTTAGTCAATACAGTGCTAAGGTCTTTGAAGTTTACCCCTTCGACTGGCCAATCTTTAATGTCAACAATAGAGTCTCTAATCATTCTTTTGTCCTTTTAGTAAATTCATATGCACTACCACTAGTTGAGCGTATGCAACTGCGTGGCTACGTTTGAAGCTGTATCCTGTATGATCTTTATCCCAAACAGTTTCGTTTACATCTTTCCAAGTTCTACCAATAAGATGTCTCTTTGCAGGTCGTATTGCCGCAAGAAACATTGCCAATCTAGGAATACTATCGATAGGTTCCGGCATTCGTTGAATGAGGTCATATGAATTGCCCAAGTGAATCAGTTGTTCTACTGTGTTTCTATCTTTCAATACGGACCAATCAGGGTCACTCATCAATTCTACAAGATGTTCCTCACTCTGTACTTGATTGTAAACGTGTACGTTAAGCAAATCAAGTTTAAAGTATCCTCTTTTTTCTGCATCTACGTAATGTAGTGCAGACATATCGTGTATCGGATCGTATGGAATATCAGTAATATAAACACCAGTTGGATGCTTACGCACAGGATCAACATTGCGCATTGACGCAGGAATATGCTTGATGACCGCTAGTAGTTTGTCGCGGTCACCTAAGTCAATATCAATATCGGAGTCAATTCTCATCGAATGTGAGTCATACCCGCTTGAATAAGCTTCTGATAAGCCTTCTGCACAATGATAGCCTGACGTTCCGCATCTTCTACTGCTTTGTGAGTAGTTACGTGTCCGCCATCTTTCAACGACACCCCAGCAAGGTCATAGATAGTACGACAGTCACGAACATTCCAGAACTGCCAAGGATACTTCATGTCAAGGTCGCGGAATGCACTTTCTGCAATCACAATGTCGAAGCCAGAACCATTAGACCAAACCTTGTCAGCACGATTCCAGCAGAATTGATAAAGCTTTTCCATACATTCCTTATAAGAAATACGGTCGCGGTCACCCATAGCTTCTTCAATTGCTTCGGGACTTTGTTCTCCCCACCAGCGAAGGGTATCATCACTGATAGTGCGATTAAACACCTCAGTTTGTTCATCCATAGTTGGGCGAAGCTCAAGCTTCTCCATTACGCCGACGCCCCGTGGGTCAAAACGCACAGCACCAATTGTAAGTATTACTGTGGAAACGTCGGTACTGAGTGTTTCCATATCGATCATAATATGATTAGCCATTAGAACTCCAAAAATTATCTAGCTTTGTAACGTCTTTCACTATATCACCATTTAGGT